ATTGACGTTGGTAACATGCCAAGTCACATGGCTATGGCATTCGTTGAACGTGTTAAGAATGAAATTCACCAACGTAGAATCCCTTCAGTATATGGTGGTTCATCAGTGGTTGATGCATCATACAACCCATTGTCAATGAACGAAGATTACTTCTTCCCAGTTACGGCTGAAGGTCGTGGATCAAGCGTTGAAGTTTTGCCCGGTGGTCAAAACTTAGGTGAAATTGATGACTTAAAATACTTCAATAACAGACTAGCACGTGGTTTGCGTGTACCAAGTTCATATTTGCCAACTGGCCCAGATGATAATACAACACCGTTAAGTGATGGTCGTGTTGGTACAGCAATGATTCAAGAGTTTCGTTTTAATCAATATTGCGAACGTTTGCAAAACTATATTGCTCTTAAATTAGATGAAGAATTCAAACTATTCTTACGTTGGAGAGGATTCAACATTGATACCGGATTGTTCAACTTAGCATTCAATCCACCTCAAAACTTTGCGGCTTATCGCCAAAGTGAATTAGATAATGCACGTGTATCAGTATTTTCTTCAATGGAAGCGTTCCCTTATATTTCAAAACGTTTTGCATTAGAACGTTTCTTAGGTCTAACAGAAGAAGAGATCAAAAAGAACGAGCAACTTTGGGAAGAAGAGAACAAGAAGGAAGTCAATGTTGACCCAACTGGTTCTGATCTACGTAACATTGGTGTTTCAACAGGCGACTTTGAAGCAGATCAATCAACTGCGGATGAGGTTGAACAGGGTGAACAAGAAGGAGATGACGCTACAGGTCTTGAAACTGCCGGGCCTATCGCAAATGATGTAGCCGCTCAACAGTCTACTATGGGTGGCGGCGCGGCAGCACCAACAGGCGGTGGTTTCTAATATAACGTAATGCTAAGTTTTCTCAAGTTTTTATTGATTTGGATATCTGAAAACTTAGCAATTCCGTTTTGGGTAGTGGGACATATTCATTTGAGTATGCATAATATATGGTATGAAGATTTGCACATTATATTAATGTCATTGGGAATGAATATCATTGTTGCAGTGGGTTTTTTCTTAGACTACCATGACTATAAACTAAACAAAGATAAATAAAAATATGAAATTATACGAGATGTTTGATCCACCCGTTCAGGGAATGCAGGATGTTAATGCTGATAACAGCAAACCTGTATGGCGTACCTCTCGTAAAACTAAACTTACTTTGAAGCAAATTCGTAAGTTAAGACGTATGTTAGACGTAAGAAATTACGAAAAGAAAAAATATCTTAACAAAGTACGTGAACAATATGGTGCTAAACCAGCCGATGATTCAGGCGCACCTTCAGTATAAAAGCATATTCCTACCAAAAACGTAAAAAAATAGCACTTAATACACTGTTTTGGTGTATACGGTGTAAATATGTGTACAAAGCCATTTCTAATCAGGAGAATCAACATGGACAACAAGAAATACGAAACACTTATCAACCTCATCATTAATGAGGATGAAGCGCAAGCCCGCGAATTGTTCCACGATATCGTGGTCGAAAAATCACGTGAAATCTATGAGTCAATCATGGAAGAAGAAATGATGGACGATGAAGGCATGGGCGGTCAAGTAGGTGACTTACTTGACGAAATCAACGCAGAAGAATCAGGCGTTACTGAGGAAGACGAATCAGACGTAGAGTTTGATGACGAAGCCGAAGAAGATGGAGAAGACCTAACTCATGACATGGAAATGGATAATGATGATGGTGAAGATTCTGAAGAAGTTGAAGATGCAGTTATCAGAATTGAAGACAAACTTGACCAGTTAATGGCTGAGTTTGAAGAAATCATGGGCGGTGGCGCAGCCGACGCTGATATGGGCGATGAAGGCGACGAAATGGTTGACTTTGAAGCCGGTTCAGAAGAAGAAGTTATGGAAGCAATCCAGTTACAAAAAGTATCTGTGACACATGGCGATAACGGCGTGCAAACAAAGAGCCCAGTAGCCGCAAATTCTGGCAAAGCAGGCATGGACAGCAAGCCAGTTAACTTTGGCAGTGCCGACGAAAAAGGTCGCACAGCCCCAACTGCGAAAGATGTAGAAGGCGCATCTAAGTTTAAGAACGCCCCAGGACATAAGACGCAAGATTTGTCAAGTGCACCAAAGCCCGTTACAAAAGACGGGTCAGCATACGACAAGAGTCCAGTAGCAAAGTAAGGTCTGAGACAAATGGCTTTGTACCTCAGAGAAAATTTGACATTCGACCGCGCTAATATCGTGGTCGAATCCTCAGGTGAAGGCTCATTAAAGTCCCTTTATATGAAGGGTATTTTCATTCAGGGTGGAGTAAAAAACGCCAATGAACGTGTTTATCCCGTTAATGAAATTGAAAGTGCTGTCGATACTTTAAACAAGCAAATTACAGAAGGCTACTCAGTTTTAGGTGAAGTAGATCACCCGGATGATTTAAAAATTAATTTGGACCGTGTATCACATATGATTACTAGTATGTGGATGGACGGTCCAAATGGTTATGGAAAACTAAAAATTCTTCCAACTCCAATGGGGCAGTTAGTAACTACCATGTTGGACAGTGGAGTCAAACTAGGTGTATCTAGTCGTGGATCAGGTAATGTAAACGATTTAGATGGCCGCGTCAGTGATTTTGAAATTATCACTGTAGATATTGTCGCACAACCTAGCGCACCAAACGCTTATCCAAAGGCGATCTATGAAGGCATGATGAACATGCGTCATGGAAATAAGTTAATGGATATTGCTAAGGAAGCAAGAGGCGACAAAAAAGTAGAGAAGTTTTTGAAAGAGGAAGTAATGCGCCTCATCAAAGACCTCAAATTATAAAAAGGGGATATCAGCATGTTTGATGCTATCAAGCCATTACTTGAAAGTGGATTAATCAGCGAAGATATCGGGACTCAATTAAATGAAGCCTGGGAATCTAAGTTGAACGAAGCAAAAAATCAAGTACGTGCAGAATTACACGAAGAATTCGCACAACGTTACGAGCATGATCGTAGTGTAATGGTAGAAGCCCTCGATAAGATGATGACAGACAGTCTTTCAGAAGAAATTTCAGAATTTCGCAATGAAAGACAAGCAATGAACGAAGACCGCGTAAAAGCAAAACTCAAGTTACAAGAAAATGCAACTAAATTCAATGATTTCATGGTTACTAAACTAGCCGAAGAAATTCGTGAACTACGCACTGATCGTAAACTTCAGATGGAAAATCAGAAGAAACTTGAAAAGTTTGTGACACATGCACTAGCCCGCGAAATTAAAGAATTCGCAGTGGATAGACAAGCAGTTGTTGAAGCAAAGGTCAAATTGGTTGCCGAAGGTCGCAAGCAATTAGAAACACTTAAAAGCAAGTTTGTTGCTGAAAGTGCTAAAAGAGTTAGCAACATTGTCGAAACACATCTTAAGGGTGAACTATCAACACTTAAGGAAGACATTACATCTGCTAGAGAAAACAACTTTGGACGTAAATTGTTCGAAGCATTCGCAAGCGAATTCTCAGTTACTCATTTAAATGAGAAGGCTGAAACTCGTAAGTTAATGCAAGCACTTACTGCCAAGGATGTAAAACTAGCCGAATCTGCTAAGGTAATTGCGCAAGCAACTAAATTAGTGGAAGCAAAAGAACGTGAAGTTCGCATTATTAAAGAGTCAACTCAACGTGAAAAGGCACTAGATGATCTATTATCTAACCTTAACACAGAGAAAGCCGTAGTAATGAGAAGTTTACTAGAAAGCGTTCAGACACCAAAATTGAAGAACGCATTCGACAAGTATTTACCTGCTGTTCTTAATACTGGATCAGAAACAAAGGTCACAAAGCCTGCGTTAACTGAATCTGTTATTGTAGAAGCAACCGGTAATAAAACTGCCAAGAATTACAAAGAAGTTGATTTGAGTGAACGTGATAACGTCATTGATATCAAGCGCCTGGCAGGGCTTTAATTAGACATAGTTTAGGAGAATATAAATGTCAAAAGTATTATTAGAAAGCCGTTGGGACGAAACTAAAGACGCCCTGCTAGAAGGCTTAAAAGGAACTCGTCGTTCAACAATGGGTGTTATTTTAGAAAACACCAAAAAGCAGTTGCTTGCTGAATCTTCAGCCGGTACTACAACTGCAGGTAACATCGCAACTCTTAACCGCGTAATTCTACCGGTTATTCGTCGTGTTATGCCAACTGTTATCGCTAACGAACTCGTTGGTGTTCAGCCAATGACAGGCCCAGTTGGTCAGATTCACACATTGCGTGTACGTTACGCTCAGTCATTGACTGACAACTCAGCAGCCGCTACATCTGTAACTGCTGGTGAAGAAGCACTCTCACCATTCAAGATTGCACAGGCATACTCACGTGTTAAGAACGATGCTACATCTAGTTCTTACTACACTGGTGCTGACACAGCAACTCTTGAAGGTAACGGTGGTAAGCAGATTTCTGTGCAGATTCTACGTCAGGCTGTTGAAGCCAAATCACGTAAGTTGCAAGCACGTTGGACATTTGAAGCCGCGCAAGACGCACAGTCACAGCACGGTATCGATGTTGAATCAGAAATCATGGCCGCTTTAGCACAAGAAATTACTGCTGAAATCGACCAAGAAATCTTGCTTTCATTGCGCACTCTAGCGTCAACTGAATTCACATACAACCAGGCTACTGTATCAGGTACTGCTACATACGTTGGTGACGAACATGCTGCCTTAGCAGTTCTAATCAATCGTGTTGCTAACTTGATTGCACAGCGCACTCGTCGTGGTGCTGGTAACTGGGCTGTTGTTTCTTCAGCCGCATTGACTGTTCTACAGTCTGCAACAACATCTGCATTCGCACGTACTACAGAAGGTACATTTGAAGCTCCTACAAACACCAAGTTTGTTGGTACATTGAAC